AACTTTAGATGGAAGTACTACAGTAGTAGATAACCAGAACATATTTAAAGTGGTAAGAAATGGCTAGTAACATTAACATACAAAAGACTGTATTTAATACTACTGAATTTAATAAAGTAGTTAATAGTACATTTACAACATTTACACAACCAGTACCTGCTGAGGATACTGATACACCTGAAGAATTATTTAGGTTATATGAGAAATTATACTACGTAATAGATGTAACAGGTGAGGTAAATTCACACGAATACCTAGTAAAAAAGAGTTCTGAATTATTAACTTTTGATAGAGTTACTGATGAAATACAACCATTACTAGATGAGATAGCACAACTAAGACGAGAAAATCTAACAATTAGCCAGCAACTACTTACATTAGAAACAAATATAGCATAGATGGCAGATATAGTATATACAGTCAATCAAGACATACCTGAAAGCATAGCAGGTTTCGAACAATATTCTCAGAAAGACAAAGACCTAGTAAGTTCCTTTCAGATAAACAACGTATTTGATCCAACCAAGCACTATTCGGAATTACACATACTATCACTAGCAGATGAACTATTAGAGAGTACTTATGACTATACTGGATTTACCGAACTAGGAAATGCTCAATCAGCAGGACAAGAAGGAGCGTCTGTATTAACAATAGATCCAATACAAGACACCAAAGCCTACGGATATGAAAATGCAGGAGTAAAACTACTATACCATTTCTTAGATGATCTATATAGTGAGGATAGAACTAAGGTAGATTTTTACATTCAAGATATTTCTACAGATAGAACAGAACTATTACTAGCGACTTTAAACTTAACACCAGAAGTAGTTACAACGATAACTGCTAATATAAAAGCAAACCTACAAAGCCAATCATACTTTACAGGATTTAGATTAGATTTTAAGAATAACGATCTATTCATTGCAACCAATATTGATACCCTAGATACAGATGCTGGAAAGGTAGTTGTAGTAAAACTATACGAACCACTTCCAACTACATATAATACAAAAAGTATATTAAATATAGTAGATGTAGTATCTGACTCAGTAGCATATGAAGTAGATGCAGAATATATAATACCACCTATAGTTGCCCCAACTCTACGATCTGCTAACTTTAATATTGACATAACCGATGAAAGTATTATTCCAACAGAATACTACAATTACAATGAATTATTTAGCTATCCAATCAATAACGCAAATAGTCAAATATTTTCAACAGTTAGTGAAAAAGGTATTGACATTAGCGTAGACTATACTGACTTTAGCGACTTTATACACTTCTCATCAGCACAAGAAAGGCTACTTAACTTTAAATATAAATTAGACTTAGTTGCAAGCTATTCACAAAGTATTGCATCTGGATTAGCAGCTTCAACTGGACTGCAAGGAATATCTGGAAGTAGAACTTATTACGAAAATTTAATTACAGGAGTTGTAAGTAATTTCGATCAATACGACAGATTTTTATACTATGAATCAGGAAGCAGCTCTTGGCCAAAAAGCAACACAACTAAGCCATATATAAACAAACTAAGCAGTAATGCTGAATCAATAACTTGGTATGCGAATCAAATAGCTAATGCAATTAGTTATGATAATACAAACTACAACTCACTTGTTTATAGTATTCCAACATACCTAAGAGATGATGCAAATAATGAAAATTATTTAACATTCGTTTATATGGTTGGACAGCATTTTGATAATCTATGGCTGTATACAAAAGCAGTAACAGATAAGTATGATGCTGACAATAGACCTAACTTTGGAATATCAAAAGACTTAGTAGCAGAAGCTCTAAAGAACTTTGGAGTAAAACTATATACATCTAATAAATCAGTAGAGGATTTATTTACTACATTTATTGGACAAGCATATCAATCAGGAAGTGAAAAGATAAACAATTACATAACAGGTTCGCTTAGAGGATCAAATACTCCTATTCAACCAACTGCTTATGACGATTATCAAAAAGAAGTACAAAAAAGAATCTACCACAATTTACCACTACTTTTAAAATCAAAAGGTACGGAAAGAGGATTACGAGCACTTATAAATTGTTTAGGAATTCCAGGTGATATCCTAGACATAAAACTATATGGAGGTAGAAACATAAACGAAAAACCATTCTTTGGGGACTATCAACACTATACCAGTTCACTAGATAAAATACGAGTAGACAATACAGGGAGTTTGGTAAGTGGAAGTACACTATCAAATTACGTTTCTATCACAAAAAGAGACGATAAATATACAGACGACTTACATGCAATAGAAGTAGGATTTTCTCCTACAGATGGTATAGATCAGCAAATAGTACGACAATTAACATGCACTGCGTACTATATAGAACTTATCTCAAGCATAAGTGGTAAATACGAATATATAGATTGTAACGGAATAGCTCAAGCAGGCGAAGTGACAACAGATAGGCCCAATGCTACAATCTATGCAGTAGAGGGTTCAGTGATAATACTAGATAAAGCTACTACTCAAAGTACACAGCAAGGAACTAATCAATCAGATTTTACTATAGATACATATCTAGGAGATCCTAGAAATTTAACATTAGACAACTACTCACAACTAGGAGTACTAGCCAATACATTACTAAGTGGATCACTAGGAACAGCAGATCATTATAATTTACAAGATTACGTAAGACTTATCAAATTCTTCGATAATACTGTATTTAAAATGGTTAAGGATTTTATTCCTGCTAGAGCAGTAGTCGATACAGGTATTATCATAAAACCAAACTTACTTAATAGATCGAAAGCAAAATCTGTAACTGCTACTGGAACACGACCAGAATATACAGCATCAATTGAAACAGGATTTACTTCTGGATCAGACGGAGGATCTTTTGGTAAAAATAACGAATACGTAACAGCGTATACTGATACGGTGCAAACTCCATTAGGATTAGGAAACACTACCCAGCACGTACAAGAACAGGCAAAATACAACGGAGAATTACTAGGAAGTGATATTACAGTTAGCACAAGAGATCTAAATATAGCTAATATATATAAGTACGAAAATCCAATAGCACAAGCATTACATACAACAGTAATAACTACATTTCCAGACAATATTTGCGTACTGGCATCTTCATACGATCCGATTAACATAACTGGCTTTAGTACTATTGGGTATATTAGAAATATACAAACTAATTTTTCAAATTTAGGAGTAAATAACGTAATTTTTACATCTGCTTCTATAGATATTACAGAACAGTCAAGCAACTACGCATTTACACAACTAAATTATAAATCAATACCAATTTCTGCATCAAACCCAACAATACTCTCATGCTCAGGATCAATTTTATATAATACACAGTACTGCGATTATACAACAACAAGTGCAATTCGGTACAATATTTTGCAAAATGATACTGCACCATATAACTTAACAACTTGGTTTACCACAGGATCAAACACAGATACATCATACTCAGCATCAATAAACGGTGCATCTGCAGTAGGAATACCTAACTCAGGATCTTATGTATTTAATAGACCTACGGGAACCGTTGTAGATATAACAGCTCAAGATAATCGCATAGGAAGTTGTAAAAACACAGTAACAATTAACACAATAGCCTCACTGTACGATTCTCAAAGATTAATTTCCATTCTTCCACAAGGTAACCAGACAATAGTCTATAGCTATATACCATGGAACGAAGGATATGGAGGACCAAGAATATATAGTGAACCAACTATTGTAGGAGCCTATAATAGAACTATACAGGTAGACCAGTGCATAGTACTATACTCATTTGAAGTAAACACGGGCATTAATGTAGTACCTACTTACAGTGACGACCCTTTTGCTTGTCTCGACTAAAACTAACAAAACATGACATTAGCACAATTCAAATCATTACTACAACCAGGAGCATTGCTAGATTCTCTTGAGAGGGAAGTTAGTATAAATTATAACTTAGTAGGATCGGATAATAAAGTAAGTACTATAGCAGTAAGAATCACAGGAGATAATTTACAGCAACTACAAAATGCAACGAAAATTACTTTAAAAATTGCAGAGAATGGGACAACCATAGGTATTGGATTGCAAAATTCAATTCTACCAGTTAGAACTATTAATAGAGAGCAAGTAGGAAACTACTACTTATATACAATATTAGAAACAGACCAACAACCAACCATAGCAGCACCAGCTAACAACGTACCAACTCCCGCTTCAGATTACTACATTACAGATGTAATTATAGAACCAACTATAGACAATAGTGGATTCGAAGGAAGTGATTATAATGCACTAGCAAACAATGCAATACAAGATCGACAATCAGAGTATATACAGATATCAGATAGGGCAAAAAAAACACAAAACCCACAAAATTTATATAGTATAATTAACGACAATGCAATACTAGCACAAGTACAAGATAGTAATTACACTAACACAGCATGGACAAGAGGGAGATATGATGGAACAAAAACAGATAGCACACAGTATGGAGGAGTAGAACCAGCTCTTATAGGAGGTGTCTTCCAAGGAGCTTTTTTTCCACCAACATATACAGAAGGACAAATCAGAGCACTAACATCAGCAGACATAGCATATCAAGAGTATTTTTTTACAGGTAAGTTTGATGCACCTACTTGCGAAATAGTAAGCACTACAAACTTCTCAGCCAGTAACCCAGGTACTATTTTAGCAGCAGATACAACTATAGATATAAGAGTACCATACCAATCTAAGAGGATAATACTACAACCTGGAGATATACTAACAACTTCAACAAGTTCGCTTAATCCACTATCTATAGAAATATTAAAAATTTTAGCAGTAAGAAACGCAATTACCAATACAACTAGCCAGATAGACGTACTAAGAGGTTTTGGAGGTACACCAATAAACGACTATAGTGCTAATGCCGTACAGTTCCGCCTTATAACATCAAACCAATTTTTTAAATTACAAAAGAACAAAGCGCAAGGAGTTTTTGCAGGAAAACTACTAGTAAAAGATTCAAAAGAAATAATATACGTAAATGCATCAGGATACTCAGTATCTGGAAGTAAAGCATAGAATGTATAGTAGTATATTAAAAATAAAAAACATATATTTATTAATAAAAACATATTCAAATGGGATATTTAAGTAATACAGTTGTAACTGTAGATGCAATTTTAACGAAAAAAGGAAGAGAACTACTTGCAAAAGGAGATGGAACTTTCAAAATTACACAATTTGCTTTAGCAGACGATGAAATAGACTATACTCTATACAATCCAAATCATGCATCTGGATCAGCTTATTATGGAGAAGCTATTGAAGCTATGCCACTATTAGAAGCGTTTCCTGATGAAAATCAAATCATGAAATATAAGCTAACAACACTACCGAGAGGAACAGCGAAGTTGCCAATTCTCGATTTAGGTTTTGCAGCTATAAGATTAAAGCAAGGAGCTTCGTTGGCAATTACTCCACAAACATTAAATTATTTAGGTAGCTCAAATACATTCGAAGCAGGAGGGTATGTTGCAACTATAGCAGATGCTAGAGTACTAAACACCTTTAATGGAGTTGGAGTCAACACAACTGAAGCAGCAGCTTTAAATTCAACAACTACATTAGGAACTAACGTTTCTAAAACAGTAATTGGAACTTCAATTAACTTAACTGCAACCACAGTTAATACGTTATTTGGAAGTAACACACAACTACAGACAACAATCACCGTCATTGGTAGAGATTCAGGAGCTAGACTAACAATACCAGTAACAATTATACAAGTAACAACATAATAAGGAACTATGTCATTTAAAAGATTAGACCCAGAAGATATATCCATTTCAGCTGAATCAGTAGTAGCACCAGCTTGGTCAGGACAACTAAGTACACTAACGACGTTTTTCACCGGATCACAAGCAGCACTAAGCTCAGGAGACTATTACTATAACATATACCAAACATCGTCAACAGCTACGGGTGCTGAAATACAATTTGCAGTAGCATACGGAAATAGACGAGGAAGTGGATCAATACCATTAACTAGTGGTATAGTTGAAAAAACACCATCATCAATTATATACGGACAGTACAGAACATTGGTAAATGGAGATGAAGATACTGACTTTACATTTGGAACACGTGTACCAAACTCAGTATATGTAATATCAGTGAATAGATCAAGATATAAAGAAAAACTACTACCAGGAAGTTTTAACTTAACACTAACAAGTGGAAGTAAAACAATAAAACTAACAGATGATAGTAACGATGCAACAACAACATCATACGTAGATGCAGGAAGAGTTTTTAATATAGTAAGCGGTTCGGATGGAACAGAATCAACTGCATCAAATGCTGCATTTAAACTTGCGTCTGGTTCTTATGGAAAATTCTTACCAGACATCGGAACAATCATACTTAATGGAGATGCACTTAAGGATGCAAACTTTGGAATTCAACTAAAGGTAAGTGAAAGTTTTAATACTGACGGAGACAACATAACAGCAATGCACAATGCAATAAAAGTAGGAGCAAGCTTCACACTTCGATCAGAAGAGACAATAACATCAGACTATGTATTTGTACGAGTAAGAAATAGTGAATTTAACTATTCAACAAATCCATCAAACATAACAGGATCAGGAGACTTGAGATGGAACATCATGATTAATAGTCCACAATCATACATGACAACTGTAGGCCTATATAATGATAATAACGACTTATTAGCAGTAGCTAAATTATCAAAACCATTACTAAAAGACTTTACAAAGGAATCTCTTGTACGTATAAAATTGGACTATTAATACTTTAAAAAAGTAATGAGTACCTACAAGAAACTAAACAAACAAGACGCATATATAACAACCTACACTGCCCATAAAACGTGGGCAGTAACAGGTAGTGCGTTAGCTAGTTATGGTATTAAGGTATTACAAGCTACAGACAAGTATCTTAGCAGCTTAAAACAACTATACTATCCAAACAAAACATCAGGAAATTTAACTTCTCATTTATATGATTACTACAATCAAACTACATTAGAATATTCTAGCTCAAGAAGTTTAACAACAGGTTCAAATATATATTCAATTCCTAGAGATTTATTTGGGGTAAGTATAAAACCAACAACATTCCAAATTAAACTAACAAACTTCGAATCACAATTATATGTATCTGAAAGCTACTGGGCAAGCACTTACGAGGTACCACGCCCAATACCAGGAACCTTTGCAGTATTTAACGACGATGGAGAAGGGAACCTATACTTATCAGGAAGCTCCCCAACAAAATATATAGGAGATGTAATATACCCACACGGAATAATTATCTTAACTGACCCTGAATACCAATACCTAGCAGATGCAGTAGTGATTGATTACATTACTTGGCAAACAAGCCATCCAATATTTACACATAATTACCACTGTAAAATTAGAGAATCAGAATATAATTTTACACTGAATCCAACAACAACAATCTCTTCAGTAAAAACAACTTACGATAATAATGGGGATTTATATTCAACAGCATCCAACAGTGCTACAGGGTATAAAAGAGATAATATAACTGGTAGTGCATTTCAACCGTACATAACGACAGTTGGATTATACAATGACACAAACGAACTTATTGCAGTAGGTAAAATGTCACAACCACTACCAAAATCAACAAATACCGAAATGACTATTATAGTAAAAATAGATATTTAATAATAAAGATATGGCAATAATATTAAGAACCGTAACAGGATCGGCACTTTCCCACATACAAGTAGATACAAACTTCTCATCACTGATATACTCAGCCTCTCAGTTAGGAAACAATATAGCATTTCATACAACAGGAAGTAGTACAATAAGCAAGCCACCAACGAGCACAAGTATAAATGTAGGTCTAGGACTAAACACACAAGCAAGTGGTGATTATTCACATGCCGAAGGATATGAAACTATAGCAAGTGGTGATTATTCACATGCCGAAGGATATGAAACTATAGCAAGTGGTGATTATTCACATGCCGAAGGTAGAGAAACAACAGCAAGTGGTGATTATTCACATGCCGAAGGATATGAAACTATAGCAAGTGGTGATTATTCACATGCCGAAGGATATGAAACTATAGCAAGTGGTTTTTATTCTCATGCCGAGGGAAGAAACACAATAGCATCAGGAAGCTACTCACATGCAGAAGGGTACTTTACAACAGCATCAGGAGCATACTCACACGCTGAAGGATACTTAACATTGGCAAGTAAATTTTCCTCACACGCGGAAGGACAACAAACAAAAGCAGAGGGTACCTCATCTCATGCAGAGGGGTATAATACTAGAACAACTAATGATTTTGCACATGCTGAAGGGTACTCAACAGTAGCAACAGGATATGCTTCACATACAGAAGGACTACAAACCTCAGCAAGTGGTATATACTCACATGCCGAAGGTGGAGTAACTAAAGCAATAGGGGATTATTCACATGCTGAAGGATATTTTACATTAGCAAGTGGTTTTTATTCACATGCTGAAGGAAGCTCAACATTAGCAAGCAACACAAGCTCTCATGCTGAAGGTACATTTACAACAGCAAGTGGGGTATCTTCACATGCTGAAGGATACCAAACATTAGCAAGTGGAAGTTATTCACATGCAGAAGGAGTTTCTACAATAACCAATGGAGTATCATCACATGCTGAAGGTATAAATACTAAAGCATTTGGTGAATACTCCCATGCTGAAGGATACGGAACCATAACAAATAATACAGGTTCCCACTCAGAAGGTTTATATACATCGGCAAGTGGTGAATATTCACATGCTGAAGGACTAGAAACAATAGCAAGTGCTCAAGTTTCACATGCCGAAGGTTACAGAACAAGAGCAATCAGCTCTGGTTCACATTCTGAAGGATTTGAAACACTAGCAAGTGGAAGATTTTCACATGCTGAGGGGTCATCTGTAACAGCAAGTGGTGAAGGTTCACATGCCGAGGGGTTAGGCACTGTTGCTAGTGGTAGCTATCAACACGTGCAAGGGCAATATAACATTTCATCATCAGTACAAGGAGCTTTTATACATGGAAATGGAGCAGCAGATAACACTAGATCAAATTTAATATATGCTTACGGATCGGCTGGTGATGGAGTAGTAGAGATAACAGGTTCAGTAAAAATAAACGATATACTAGTGCTTACACCAAGAACAACATTACCACCCTCTTCTGCAGGTATGGTTATAGTATCTGGATCAGGAGCAAATCAGCACATCTATTGTTTCTTAAATGGAACTTGGAAACAGTTAGATAATTAATACAATATGTGGTTATATCAAAATAAAGAAATAAAAGAACTTACAGATATGCCCGAATCAACATTCGGGTTTATCTATGAAGTAACACATATTGCAAGTGGTAGAAAGTACCTAGGAAGAAAACAACTAATTTCTATTACAAAAAAACCTTTAGGTAAAAAAGAACTTGCTCTTCAAACAGATAAGAGGTTATCCAAAAAGAAAACTATAATAAAGGAAACAGATTGGAAAACATATTATGGGTCCCATCCAGAAATTAAGCAACAAATAAAAGATAAAAAACATTTGGAATTCACAAGAGAAATTCTTATGTTCGTTCCAACAAAGAAGCAGTTGACATATTACGAGGATAAATACCTATATATGAAAGGGGTGATAGAACCCGACTCTATTTATTATAACGACAACATATCTGGTCGTTTCTTTAAAAAGGATTTCTTATGATAAAATTACTACAATTACTAAAAGAAGTACTTGAAGGATCGAATAAAGCTCCTCAAGGTGTTATAGATTTTGGAAATGGTAAAATACTAGTAGGAGATAATCACCACGATCCTGTAGAATTATCACAAGACTTAATAGACAAGATTGTAGCAGCAGGCAAGTCGAATGGATATTATGGAGAAGGTATAGGTATAGAGCACAACAAAGGAGTAATGTCATCAGAAGTATACAAAGCATTGGTAGATGCAAAAGCAAAGTATAAAGGCTCCTGGGATCAAAAAATAGAAATTCCAAAAGAAGAAAAATATGCATATCTCGCTACACTGTTTTCAAATCCAACAGAAAACAAAAGAGTACCTACTTTAATGAAAAAAGTAAAAAAAGATGATACAATTTTTGATCTACTATCAAGAACATTTGATGATTATACAGAACCAGGATTAGGACTATCAGCAAAAGATTTAGAAAAGTTTTTAAAAGAAGTAGGCCAGGAAGGAGTAGATTTTTTAGCACTATCAAAACAACCAGTTACAAGAAAGAATCTACAAGACTTTGTAGATAAAGGAGAGAATTTAATGTGGGGTAATGGGGATGGTATTATTACACTGCCTAATGGGAAAGAAGTGCATTATAATAAATATTCAACAAATGCAGGGAAAATGGCAAAAAAAGAAACAGATATCCGAGATAACTGGCTAATAAATAAAGCAGGTCCAGGAGTATATTTTA